CTCGGGTTCGCCATGACGCTCAACCCAACGTTTCTTGTATTTCTCGGGAAGGGAAGAATAGGAATACAGGGCTACATTGCCCTCGCCACCGCCACGGTTGATACTTTCGATGTTACCGCGACGGACATTTTGGTATAAAGTTATATACTTCATCACCGGATTATCTCCTGAAGTAAGCTCTTCACAGGTTACACACAGTATATTATTATAGTATTCCATTTTCCGTTCTGTTATCAGTCCTCCAAATCATTCAAAGGGACATGCCTCTTCAACAGCCGTACTGAAGCCCCAAAGTTCAGTACAACAAAAAGCGCCCAAAGCAAATTGTCTTCACTCACAGAAAATATCAGACAGAAATTCAGACAGAAGTAAAGTACACAAAGGCGCTGCTTCCAGTTCAAGTGTATAAACCAGCGCAGCTGGTCACCGAACAATGCCATCAACTCACTTTTCATCGCTTTCCTTCTTTTCAGGGTTACCACCTACCTTGGTTCCACCGCGCTCGATGGCGAGCTTGCGGATGGAACGGGCCAACTTGCTGTTCTTGCGGAATGCAAGGGAGTGGGAGACCATTTCCCGGGAACAACCCAGCAAACCGGCTATTTTACCCACCTCACTGTATTCTACCACTATTCGTTCTTTCATAATTCGCTGATAAGTTAAATTATTGTAGCGGGCAGTCGCGGACTCGAACCACGGACCATGGCCTCTCCCTTGCGGGAGTTTGGCGTGTTCTACCAACTGAACTAACTGCCCCGGAAATCTATCGGAGTTCTTGTATGGCATCCTCCGGAACACATATCACAGTCCAAACCTGGCCATCTTTCATATAATCGACATTATATTCACGACCGAAAGTACAAATGTTATAGTCCCAGTCGCGGATTACACCATCAATGACTTCACCGTTCCTCTTGGTGATTCTCACACTTTGTCCCTTTTTAAATTTTGCTTCCATTATATCTTCGTTTTAAGTATATCAATATCAATTACATCCAACACGTTAGATGTTCTTAGGCTATTCACGATAAGGGTGGCTAATACTATACTGTTTTCTGCCATCCACCTCTTTGCTTGCCTGACAGCCACTTCCTTGCTGTACCCATCCGGAATAAAAGCCCCCAGATCATTATAACTCCGATCTGTCAATTCAAAATAATACCGTTTCATAACCTTCTATTTTTCTTCTTTTTATATTTCTCATTGTCACCTCAAGCCTTTTTTGTAGCTTTGGGGCGGTGTTCACACTTTGAACACGCTGCAAATATAAGGATAAAATTTTAACCTAAAAACAAATATGGGAGATATTTTGACCATAAAAGATAAAATTCTTGCCTTTTTAAAAGAGAAGGATATAAAAAAAGTAGATTTCTTTGAGGCTACTGGAATACAATCCAGCAACTTCAAGGGAAAAAATATGGCATCACAGCCTGGCGGAGATATGATAGTTAAAGTTTTAACCCTATATCCGGATTTATCTGCTGAATGGCTAATGAGAGGGGAGGGGAATATGCTTAAATCCAATAATACAGATGTCTCCCAAAATTCATATACTATACACCAAGAAATAAGCCAAGACAATAAGCAAGAAATCGAAAAATACAATGCCCCCCCTGAAATTGTGGATAAACTTCTCTCTACAATAAAAGAACAGGCAGAGGAAATAGGGATGCTCAAACAGACAATTACACAACTTAAACAGGACAAGTCGGGGCGTGTTTCAGATGCGGGGAGTTCAACACTTGCAGGTGCCGGATAAAACGAGTTTTATGGGGTGAAGGGGGTAAAAAGTAACAAAACACTGATTTTTAGAGATATGAATTAAAATATAGGGGAGTAAATAAATATTATCAATGTATTATTTGCCCCCTCAAATAGTTTAAAAACAAGCAAAAACAAGTCCTATCTATATTGTATAGATAGACAAATCGCTAAAAAAATAATCCGAAAATGTAAACCCAAGTGTAAACCCTATTAAAACGTTTCGTTTTTGTAATGGAGAAAATGTAAACCCAAGTTGTAAACCCAAGTGTAAACCCTTTCAATTTTTCCGACTGTTCAAACCGTTCAAAGTAAGTAGCAGCCTCCCATTGATGTACTATTACCGACACGAATACAAAAAAAAGCCGCAAAAAGCGGCTTTATAGACGTTCTAAGGCTGTTTCAGCCCTTTCTGGTGCATGTTATCAAGCGAGACTGAATAATCATTGCACGTTTCGTGTATTTGGCAATGTCATCAACCAGTCCAGCATGTAAAAGACTATTCTTGGTGATCCCGACCTGTTTCTCCGTTAGAGTTTCAAAAATGGCCGATATACTACCAAAATAGATGTTCTTTTTCTCAAAAATCAAATGTACATGGATAACTTTACTCATAATATACGGTATTTATTTCATTGCAAATATACCAAATATCATCTATATGGAATAATTTAGATAAAATAAAAAGGAAAAGCGCACCATGCACTCCCCCACTCCACTTGTATAAACCGATCCGTTTGACTATCTTTGTATATGAGGAAAAAGTAAACCATGGAGAGCAATCGACGACAACACTCCGAAATCTCCCCTATCCCACCTTCAATGTAAAGCATTTCATTTGAACGGCGTTCAAACGAGGCTCAAATGTAAGCCCAATGTAAAGCGATGTAAACGCTTCGTTTTTGCAGCCCATTCTCCCCTACTCCACCCTAACACTTTGAAAACCAAAGCAATCATTCATTTTCAGACCGACCACATATTGACACGCTTCGTTTTTCCCCCCTTATATCAAAGTATAAGTTCTCTCTTTTTTTTGAATGAATTTGAATATTGTTCTTTTTTGCCAGATCGTATTAATTCCAATAATTCCCAAATAAAAATGAAAAAGAAATATGAATTTAAGAGTGTAGTAGCTGAGACACTGCTGATACCTCTTTACATGAGAGCCAAAGAGAGTCGCCGGAAAGATGCCATTTTGCGTGATCGGCAAGCCGAACAACTGGTAGAAAGTATCGAATATGACTACTCCAAATTTGATGGTGCCAAATTGAGTGCCATAGGATGTGTCGTACGTGGATTATACTTTGATAATGCTATCCGACGCTTCATTGCCACACGAAGGAATCCAATTGTAGTGAATGTAGGTTGCGGACTGGATACCCGCTATCAACGTATTGAAGAACATGACAAAGCCATATTTTACGAAATGGATTTGCCCGAAGTAATCGACTTGCGACGCGATTTACTACCGGAACCTGCGGGCGATCATTACATAGCCGGCTCTTTGTTAGAAACCCAATGGATGGATGATCTCCATAAAAAGCATCCCGAAGCAGAGTTTATCATTGTTATCGAAGGCGTACTGATGTATTTCTATGAAAAGCAGGTACGGCAATTACTCACCCGATTGGCCGACCGATTCAGTGGTAGCGAAGTATGGTTCGATGTATGCGGGCCTATGATGGCAAACTCCAAGTATATAAAACCCGACTCACTCCGGGGACACGAAGCTCAAATCCGCTCCGGCCTGAAAGACGGGCATGAAGTGGAAAACTGGGAACCACGCCTGCAACTTATTGACCAGGCACTCTACCAGAAATTCTTCCCAAAAAGATGGGGATTAGGCGGAAGGCTAATGGGATTATTCCCTGGTATTTGCAAAAAGTTCAGTTCGTTGTTAGGGTACAAAATTAAATAA